TCTAAAGTAACATCCAAGGTAGCACCTAAAGTAACATCCAAGACAGCATCTAAAGTAACATCCAAGGTAGCACCTAAAGTAACATCCAAGGTAGCACCATCATTAGATAAGTTAAGTTTTGGTAAAGCATTTAATAAATCTAGAGATGAACACGGTGGTCCAGGTGGTGTATTTACTTGGAGAGGTAAAGAGTACCAAACAAATATTAAAGGTGAAGACTATGTGAAGAATCCAAAATCAGTTTGGAAACATACGCCAGCTACAGTAAAGAATATGAAAGCAACTGGTGGCAAGGTAACTAACCCTGCAAGAATTAAGTCTACTATCAGAATGACTAGTGGTGGTGGTGTTGGTTCTAAGCTTATAGATCTGATATTTATAATGCCTAAAGTTGGATCTAAACATTTTTCATATAGTAAGAAGGGTAAAGCCGCTGCTAAAAAGTATGCTAAAAAGAAAAAGAAAAAAGTAGTTTATAAAAAGAAAAGGAAATAGGTAAGAGTAATGGCTGTATCAGGTACATATAACTTTAATCTAGATATAGATGAGGTTATTCAGGAAGCTACTGAAATGATTGGTGGCGAGGATACGCTTGGTCATGAGCCAGCCTCTGCCAGACGATCCATTAATCTAATGCTTAAAGACTGGCAGAACAGAGGTATTCTTCTCTGGTCTACAAGTACAACGTCTGTAACAGTAGTGGCTTCAACAACTGCCTATGATTTAAGCAGTAGTATTATTAATGCTCTGGAGGTTGTTATCAGTAGAGATAACACAGATGTTCAATTAACTCGTATTTCTCCTGAAGAGTATTTAACTATACCCGCCAAGACTCAGACTGGAAAACCCAGTCAATATAGTATTCGCAAAGGAAGGGATAATCCGGTAATGTCGGTATGGCCTATACCAGAAAACTCTACCGACATACTTAAAATTGAAACGGTAAGCGAGTTGCAGGATGTTAATAAATCTGCTGAACAGAATGCAGACCTGCCTAAAAGATTTTTACCTTCTCTTACCTGTGGTCTTGCTTATTATATGTCAATGAAAAGACCTGGTGTTGATCCTAATAAGATTGGCATGTTGAAAATAAACTATGAAGAAACTCTTGGCAGAGCAATAGAAGAAGATAGGGAAAGAGCTAGTCTTTATCTTTTGCCAAAACTAGCGTATTATAATTAATGGCAACCCAGAAAAAAGCATTAGCTAAATGTGATACTTGTGGGTTTGTATATCCTCATAGGATAATGAGACTTAATAGTTATGGATTGCTGGTATGTCCACAGGACTTTGAAGGGCAGTATGATTTAAAAAATCATCCTCAAAACAAAGTACCGAATGTGAAAGATAACCCAGCCATTAAAAACCCAAGACCAGATAGTGGTGGCAGAGGGATTAAATGGAATGAGGTAGCTACTTGGATTACAGTTAATCCAATTACTTTAGCAGAAACAAGGCACACCACAAAGTGGGATGATGCCAATAAAAGTTGGGATTTAATATGACAGATATAACCGGAAAATTAATATCAAATACTTATAAACAAGTACTTCTTGTTAGTTCTTCCTCTTCAAACACTGGGGTAAGTACCTCTCTTAAAGCAGTACAGACAGGAGATGGATCTAATACTGCTTTAAATGTTGCTGTAAGTGCTGCTAAAGTTGGAGGCTCATTACATGTTACAGGCAGAGTATCTACTGATGATAACATATCTTCTCAAGAAAAGGTATGTGCATCCGCATTCTATGGTGANGGATCTAATTTAACAGGAATCACTGCCTCTGTAGGCGGTAATGTATCTGTCAGTAATATCACCGTTGGTGGTAATCTCTATGTTAGTGGAACTACCACTGTTGTTGGTGCTGCTCATCTGCAAGCTGCTGTTTCAGTTGGAGGGGCGGCAAAGTTTGCTTCCACAGTAACTGTTTCAGGAGCCACTCATATTAAGTCAGATCTTTCTGTTTCTGGGACTGGAACATTTGGTGCCGGTCTGGTCGTAACAGGATCTATTAATGCAAGTGAAAATGTTTCTGTAGGTGGAACCTTCCTAGCTACTGGTGCCGGTACATTCAGTGCAAAGACAGAATTTAAGAGTGATGTGTCGGTTAGTGGCAGACTAGATGCAGCGGCATCTGTGTGTATAGGTGGTGTTCTTGATGTGGTAGGTACTGCCAATTTCTATGGTGATGTTTCGGTAAGTGGAAATGTATGTGCTGCTTATTTTTATGGTGATGGTTCTAATCTTTCCAATGTTGAGGCTGAGTTAGGAATTGCCACAAATATTTCAGTATCAGGATTTATAAATGTTGGAGGAAGTGTTTCTGTTAGTGGTCCATTTAATGTTGTAGGTGCTGCTACATTTAAGGACGATGTATCTGTATCTGGTAATTCAAACTTTGGCGGTAATGTCTCTATTGGCGGTACTTCTCAAATAACAGGAAATGCAAACTTTGATGGAGATGTCTCAGTTAGTGGTAATGTTTCTATAGGTACAAATCTAGGTGTTGGTGGAACTCTGGATGTGGCAGGTAATACCAGCCTTGGTGGAAATGTAACTATCAAAGGAGATGTCCATGTAAGTAGTAAGGTATGTGCATCTGCATTCTATGGTGATGGAGCCAACCTGACTAATGTTCCTATGAATATTACAGGAAATGTTTCGGTAACAAATCTTACAGTTGGTGGTAATCTCTATGTTAGCGGTACAACTACTGTAATTGGTGCAGCTATCTTTAATAGCACAGTAACTGTTTCAGGGGCTGGAACATTCAAGAGTGCTTTATCTGTAAGTGGTAATATAGACACAGCAGGTAATGTATCTGTAGGTACAAACTTATATGTGGGTGGTACGGTTACTATTGCAGGTAATACTACTATGACCGGAGATCTGGGTGTAGGCGGTACTTTCAGGGTAAGTACCAATGCTTCTGTGGGAGGTACTTTGGATGTTGCCGGTAATACTAGTCTGGGCGGCAATGTATCTATCAAAGGAGATGTTCATGTAAGTAGTAAGGTGTGTGCTTCTGCATTTTATGGTGATGGTTCAAATATCACAGGTATCCCAATTAGTGGGAATATCTCAGTAGGTAATGNTACCGTAGCTGGTAATCTCTATGTGAGTGGAACCACAAGTATCACAGGGGCTGCTGTTCTTAAATCTACAGCAACTGTATCAGGTAATGTAGGATTTCTTGGAACAGCTAGAGTCGCTGGAGCTACTTCTCTTGAAGGTGCTGTAGTAATGACTGATACTGTCACTATTACTGGTAACTCAGGTTTTCTAGGAACTCTTAGAGTAAGTGCAGCCACAAGTCTTGAAGGTGCGGTGGTAATGTCAGGTACTGCCACAGTATCAGGTAATGCCGGATTCCTGGGAACTATGCGAGTAAGTGGTAATACTTCAATAGGCGGTACTCTGGATGTAGCTGGTAATACCAGCCTGGGAGGTAATGTAACTATCAAAGGAGATGTGCATGTAAGCAGTAAGGTATGTGCTTCCGCCTTCTACGGTGATGGTTCTAACATTACAGGTATAGCTATTGCAGGTAATATTTCTGTAGGTAATGCCACAGTAGGAGGAAATCTCTATGTAGCTGGTACAGCCACGGTTTCAGGTAATGCGGCCTTTAACGGTCAAATAGCCCTGTCTAAATCAGCAGCAGCTTCTATACATACTACGGCTATTGATGGAGTAGCTTCCGTTTCGCTTAATTTTGGGTCAGGACAGAACTTTTTAACTACGGTTACAGCGGCCCACACAATGGCAAGACCTACGAATTGCAGGACTGGACAGACAGGAAGTATTTTCTTCGTACAGTCTGGTGGTAGTGGAACTCTGTCTTGGAATGCTTGCTGGAAATTCCCAGCCGGTACTGATCCTACCTTCTCTACATCCAATGGGGCTGTGGATAGACTAGATTATATTATCGCTTCTATTTCCGGCGATAATACAGGTGAAAATATACAAGCAATTTTATCACAGGAATATAGCTAATGTTTAGTAATAATTTATTAATGGCAGCAGCAGGTGGCGGTGTTGAGCTTGTCGAAGTGGCTAACTCTGGACTTTTTAATAGTGC